AGGATTGGTGGAACCGACAAAGTCAATATGGCCTTGAGGGACTCGCGGGGGCTAGGAGAGGCCTTAAGAACCTCGGAAACATCCCCGAGTACGCCAGGACGCATGATCCGCTGCATACGGCTCACCGGGCTGCTGAAGATTTGACCCAAACGGCCATGGGGGGCCTGGAAACGGCTGGAGCGCCCGTGTCGGCGGCTCTGGACACCCTGTTTGGCCGCAATATCGACGTGCAGACGGGCGGACGCATTCCTACGCGTGTGGGCGGTGCGATCGCCGGAATTGCGACGCCTGCTGCTGAATTTGCGGCATCCCGATTGGCAAAGATGCCATCTACGCTCAAGGCGGGAACCAGCGCTGTGGAAGCCGCTGAGGCGGCAAAGGCGGCAGAAGGAGCTGCGCCATCTGGCGTGCATGTTCCGCTGCCCAAGACCCCGCATGTGGCACCGATCGGGTCTTCAGGTAGGCCCGTTCCGTCTCCCGGTCCTGCGCTCTCGGCATCGGCAGAAGCCAAGCCCAGCCAAGCCGAGCGCAAGGTGGCCCGCGTGCTGTTTGAGAAGATCGCGGACGACAACATGACCGTGGATCAGTTTCTGGCAGAGGCCGAGAAGCACCCTGACAGGCCAACCTTCATTGCCGGTGGTCCGAATATCAGAGGATCCGCAGGGGCTCTGTATCGCGTCCCAGGCAAGCACCAGTCGGTCATCCGCACTGCCGCCGAACGGTACAAGGGTGAACTGAGACCCAAGATCGAGAGTCATATTGGCGAGGCCTTGGGTGGGACCGGCGATTATCTGCAGACGCAGGATGCCATGCTTCAGGCACGACGCCTCGAGGCAGGCCAGCAGATGGCCCAGGTGGAGAACCTTCCTGTCAGCCTGAACTCTGACACCCTGCATGCTCTGCAGAGCCCTCTGGTGAAGCCTGCCATCAAGGCGGCGATCGTGCGCAACCAGTCCTCTCTGGATCCGGCTGTCCGCATGGCTGGTCAGGGCCTCGAGCAGCTGATCGAGGGTGATGCGAGCCTTCCGGCCAGTGTGCGGGTGCGCGATGTGCAGGACATCTCGTTCGCGCTGAATTCCGCTGCGGATGAGGCCTACAAGGCCGGGAGAGGCAGTGATGGAAAGGTCTTGAAAGATCTTGCCCGAGCGCTGCGCGAGAACGCGTCAGATCCTGCCAAGGGCGGGCACGTCAAGTATGGTGAGTTCCTGACGAGATACGGTGACGCCAGCGACGAGCTCGATGCCCTTGAACTGGGCCGGGGCGCGATCAAGAAGAGCGAGACCAATACCGCGGAGCACATCGAGAAGGAGCTGTCCCAGATGGCTCCGGAAGCGAGAGATTATTACAAGAAGGGCCTTGCTGAGGCGATCTTCTACGAGGTCGATCACGCGCCTGAGGAAAACCCGACCGCAGCCCTCAAAAAGCTGAACACCCCGGCCATGCGCCGGAAGATCAAGATTGCGTTTGGCGATGAAGCTTCGGTGGATGACTTCTACCGCGAGATTGCCGAGCGGATGATGGAACGCGAGAGCCTGAACAGCCTGGGTGGGTCTGTCACCACTCCGTCCGCAGAGGCCATCAAGAGCCTGACCGCAGCCGGTCGCAAGGGCGAGTACGAAAAGCGGATCCAGAAGCTTTCAGACGTGCTGAAGAAGCCGGTGGAAACTGCAGGGGCTCACGCGCTCAATCTTCTAGCCGAACGCGATGCCGAGATCCTCGGGGATCCGGAGGCCGCAGAGCTCCTGGCGCGTGCCCTGGTGGACCCCAACGAGATGGCCCGCCTGCTTCGCAATCCGCGCCTCAGGCCCCGCCGGTAGAAATCAGAGAATTTATGGTGTATTCCTGAACCATAGGAGACATCTATGGCCATCAGAGCGATCCAGGAAAGTGAAGAGCGCCCCCCTCTTCGATTTGTGGCGCCTGATGACCCGCCAGAGGCAATCCAGCCCCCCAGGGATGAGCCTCTGGCGTCTCCTCCCCCTAAACCGCTCCCGCCGGCCCGTGAGGTCCGCGTTGTGCAGTTTCCGACCGCTGAGACTGTAGCGGTCCTGTCAATCCTCATGAAGATCCTGGGAACGCGGGTGATCCTGCTGGTGGCCGGCATTGGGGCATTTGCCCTGGCGATGGTCGCGCTCGATCGGAACAGCATTCAATCCATCATCACCAGTGCGCTCTACGATGCTCTCGTGTTCGCGCCGTGCATCTATCTGGCTCTGAGAAGGGAAGTCTAATGTCACAGGGAATGAGTTCCAACTACTGGTTGGAAACCGTGACGCCGCTGGCGGCTAACGGCACCTTCACGAGCACCGTGCGCGATTCATACGGCGCGGGTCAGTCGGGTAACCTGTACGCGGCGCAGAGCCAGTGGGCTTATTTCGCCGCCGTGACCTATGCCGACCAGACCGGGACCGTCATGATCCAAGGGTCTCAGACCGCCACCGGGCCGTGGTACAACGTGTCGTCGGGCTCGCTGGTGGCAAACACGCCCCTGTACATCTACACCCCGGTCTGCTTCCAGTTTTTCCAAGTGGTCGTGACCAATGGTTCGACCATTCAAACCAAGCTCAACCTCAGCACGGCGTTCACGAACGTCTAAGGCGCACCATGACGACGAACGCCGTCTATCAACTTGAGACGACCACTCCGTTGTCAGCTAGTGCGACGTTTACTGGCGCGGCGAGAGATGCCTATGGGGTTGGCACATTGGGTGCTGTGTCCCCGTGGGCATTTTTTGTGGCGACTGTTTTTGCCGACCAGATCGGCACCGCCTACATTGACTTCAGCAGCGATGGCGTGACCTGGAATGTGGGCGCAAGTCTGCCGATCACCGGCAGCGCGCCAGCGACCATCTCAAGCCCTGTAGTCGCTCAATTCTCGCGCATCAGGGTCGTAAATGGTTCAACTGCTCAGAGCCTGCTTTATGTAAGGTCAAGTTACTCGGCAGCGGGTGGTATTTTATCCACCCAAGCCGGGGTGGCCAGCACCGAGTCAATGCTTGCGGCAGATTGGCACACACAGGTATCTCGAGGTCTGGTGCCTGGTGCTTCCACGGTCTCGATACAGGGCTATCAGGGATCCATCACTGCCGGGAACTATTATCCCATGTGGGAAGTGGCGGGATATTACGTGTTCCCGCCCTCCGCGATCCAGATGCTGCTTTATAGTTCGTCTGCGTCCGACACGGCTGTGTCGATCCTGATCAGCGGGCTGGATGCCAACTACAACAATCTGTCCGAGACGCTGGTCCTGACCAACGGCACGACGGGCGTGACCACGGTCAACAGTTATCTGCGGATCAACAGCATCCAGGTGACCGGAACCACGAATCCGGTGGGCACCATCTATCTGACAAACGCGGGCAAGAGCGTCACTTACGCCCAGATCAACACCGGATCATTCAACGGATCCACGATCTCCAAGGGTAAGTCCAGCATGAGCATCTACACGGTGCCGGCTGGGTACACGTTCTATCTGTATCGGGTCCAGGCATTTTGCCCGCCTCCGTCAGCAACAGATATCACTCTGTACCGAGTGTATACGCAGAGCAGCACCGGCATCACGCAGATATTCCTGCAAGCGCCGTTCCAAGGCGCGGGATATGACAGCACCCGTGTTTCCCCCCGAGCCTACGCCGCAAAAACAGATGTGCAGTGGCAGTTGAACGTCACCACCGCTACTCAAGGATCCATCCAGTTGGAAGGGATCCTGATAGCTAACACGGCGGCATGATATGACCCAGGATGACTACATCTACACCCTGCCCTTCGTCGTGATCCTGTTCTGCGTCGTTTGCCGTGCAGCAGGAGCGCCTGATGCGTTCCTGATGCCTGTGATCATGGGCGCGTTTGCTCTCATCCAACCTCCTAAGAAGCCGCCACAGCCATGAACCGAGATCTCCTGACAACCGACCTCGAGCGCGAGGAAGGATGCCGCCTGCTGGCCTATAGAGACACGCTGAACGTCCTGACGATCGGCTATGGGCACACAGGCCCGGATGTGCATGAAGGCCTCCAGTGGACGCAGCAGGCCGCTGACGAGCAGCTGGATCACGACATAGACCACACCTGTGGTCAGATGGACGTGGTCATCCCCTGGTGGAGATCTCTGGACGACGTGAGAGCCAATGTGCTGGTCAAGATGGCGTTCCAGCTGGGGATCGGCGGTTTGCTCGAGTTCAAGCAGATGCTGGCTCATGTGAGGGCTGAGGAATGGGATCTGGCCAAGGCTGCAGGCCTTGATTCAGAGTGGGCCAAGCAGACGCCGGCCCGCGCGAAACGCGAGATGGACGAGCTCGAGACGGGAGTGCACGCATGAGCTTCTTTCTGAACATCCTGAAGTGGCTTGCTAGCCTATGGTTAAGGCAGACACCGGCTCCTTCGCAGGAAGCGGTCCAGGCCGCAGCTGCTGCAACCGCTGAAACCGAGCTCAAGACCCAGGAGAAGAGCCTTGCCCAAATTGCTGCTGCGAACATGGCCCGCGATGCTGTCACTGGCCGCTTTCTCAAGTCTGGTGGCCTGCGCGCCGTTGAACAGTCAGACCCCAATAACCGCGACAACGCCTGATCCGGTCTGTCTGGTCTGGAAGACGGTATCGTACTCGGCCAAGGACGACAGCGAACTGACCGTCAAGCAGATCATCGCCAACAACGCGGCACGGGCAAGCCTCTGCCCTAAGTGATTTTCTTGTGGTAAAAGTAGGGATCCGCCCCAGTGGCCCCCCACGCAGGAAACACTCATGAGCATTCTGACCGACGTTCTGAATAAGAAGATCAGCCCAATTCAGGGCGTGGAGCAGGCTCTGCATTGGGCCCAGGCCCTGATCGCGCATTCTCCGGACATGAGTGCTTCGATTGACACTGTAACAGCAGATCTCAAGCACGCGGCCTCGAACGCGCTGGATCTGGCGGATACGGACATTGGCGCGTCCATCGCAGCGATCGTGCCTGCCATTGAGACCGCTCTGGACGCCGAGCTGGCCAGACTGACGGGTGGCGCGAGCGTACCCTTCAACAAGTTCGTCAACGACGGCGTGGACCGCCTGGGCGCGGCCCTGCATGCCGAGATTGATGCTCACCTCCTCAAGTACAAGGCGTCCCTCACTTCCCCCCCGGCCCCATGAGCGGTGACAGGGAGCTCGTCTCCCTCCTCCGCTCACTCCTCAAAAGGATTGATGCAATGTCCGCTGCCACCGACGCGCTCACCAGCGCCACCAATGCCCTCACAGGCGCTGTGCAAGCCCTCCAGGCCTCTGCTGCAGCTGCTGAATCCGCTAGAGCTGCTGCGCCTCCTCCTGAGGACACTGCGGCCATCACGGCTGCTACGTCCGCAATCGAGGCAGCTGCCACCTCGCTGAACGCGATTGCAACCTCGCTCACGCCGACTGCCTGATTGATCTAATCCCCCCGGTTCGCGCCGGGGGGTCTGTTTTGTGGTGCGAAATGGGGGGCTTCATGCCGACTTG